GGCCTTGCCCCGGGCGCGACGAGCTTATCATGTGTGGTGGGTGTGTGTCAAGGGACTGGGGGGCGGTGTGTATGCGACATATAGTCGCGCCGTCGTGATGTATGTATGGCTCCCCCACTAGGCAAAATCGAAAACTCGAATGAATAGGGGGTTATAGTATATATATATATGTGATAGTAAAGAAAGAAAATCGAGTTTTTGGAAGGCAAAACTGCGCTTACTGGCGCCCAAAATCTGGGTATGGCGGTATGGTCCGTCTGCGAGGGGGTGGGCATTGGACACCCTGTCCCCCACACACCACACGCACCTCACACGAGAAACCCGCGAGAAACCGCGAGAAATGGGATTTCATGCCCCTGGAAACACTCTAAAAACTACTCAAAAAATAGAGAAAAAAAGGGGGCACTAGGCCCCCCAACTCCACATCCAGATATGCAGCGCTAAAACCAGCAGTGTGGTCAGGATCGACAGGCCGACATAGAGTTCCATTGCCGTGGACTCCCGCGAAAAGGAGGGGGCATTTGCGCCCCCAGGTTTCGTTACGCTGCGCGGCCTTGCGCGGCCTGGGACTCGAGGAAGGCCATCAGGGTCGCGGGATCGACATTGAACCGCTTCGCGAGTTTCTCGGTCATGGCCTTGGGATCGGCGGAGACACGTTCCCCGGGGACGTCGCCCGCGTGGAACCTGTCGCGCGCTTCGGTGCAATACTTGTCGATCTCCTCGGCGAACTCCGCGTCCGTGCCCTCCCAGCCCTTGCGCGTGATCGAGGCATGATAGTTATCGGCATATTCCCGGACTCCGCGGCGCCACGCGTAGGCATCTTGGGGTTCGGTGAACTCGACGGTAGTCGTGTAGAGGTACTCGAGTCCATTCTTTTTGCACTGATAAAGGTATTCCATCGTGACTCTCCTTGTTGGCCCGTCGGACTCCATGTCCATCCGGTATGAACACAGTACCACAACGGGGGATCATGTCAACTCGATATGGTTCGACTGTGATCACAATAACGTGATGAGTCATGCAATAATGCATGACACACTTATGTTGCGTATGAGTGGACTAAAAAGAAATAATAGTGCTGTTATCATACACATCGAGCACTATTGTTACGTATGCATATATGCATGCTGTTTGTTGCGCACCAGGCTCGAATATTGAAACATAAAGAGGCCGGGGGGCTAAAAAAAGAACTTTTATTGCTGGGCGCTTCAGCCCCGCCAGAATACCGAGGGGGAATGGCCATATCGAGTGACCCCGCCATATCAGAATAAAATGTTTCGATACGGCTCGGGGCCTCCGCCCCTTATGTCGGGGAGCCGACGCGGCAAAGAGCCATATGTATGGTCCGACGGCTGGTTCCGAAACAGCCATACCACAATCTACTTGACAACGCCCCGAGAGGGGAGCACCCTACTCGCGCGGGGCCGGACTGCGTCGATTACAGGACCAGCCATATGGATGACTTCATCGACGATCTAGATACCTCGACGGGCCCCCGCCTCATGGGGAACGTGCCCCGCCAGCTGTTCATCGAGCACGCCCGCGACCTAACCGAGGCCGACATCGCGGCCCTGGCCACTAACCGCGGCACGAAGCCCAAGTCCCTCGTCCGCATCCACGCCAGCCACCACTCCCTCGCGAAGTGCCTCGCCACGGGCATGAAACAGTCCCAGGCCGCCCTGGTTACTGGCTATAATCAGAGCCGCATCTCGACCCTACTCAATGACCCCGCTTTCAGCGCGCTAGTAGAAGACTATCGAGCAGAGGCAAAGAGCATCTTCGCCGACCTCGCCGAGCGGATGAACAATATGTCCCTCGACGCGATCGAGCTGTTGCAAGAGCGGTTGCACGACAACCCAGAGACATTCAGCATTCCCCTGCTCATTGATGTGGTAAAGACCTTTGCAGACCGCACAGGGCACGGCCCGGGCCAGGAGGTCACCCTGAAAATGGATCGGGACTTCATTGATCGGCCGCCCCGGGAAAACTTCGACCAGTGGAAAGAGCGGCGAGCCAAGGAACTCGGGGCGGGGTCCAGTGCGGAAAGTGAGGTAGAGGTGGTCCACGACCGGAAAGGGCTAAACTAATGCCTATTAGACCGCCCAGTGGTCAATCCTGCTCGACGTGCGCCTTCTACATGGCTGGAAATTGTCGGAAGGGCCCGCCCTACCTGATCCTCTCCCAGCTGAGCGCGCTCGCGTATCCCGCGACTATGTGGCCCTCGCCCGCGCCAACGGACTGGTGCGGGGGCCGGACAGTGAGCCCATGAGGCCCAAGGTCCGCCCAGAGGAGAGTCCGACCGGGGTCGCATGGAGTCCTCAGCCCGGCCCGCAAACTGACGCGATCACGGCCGACTGGTGCCCGGAGCTGTTCTATGGTGGGGCCGCAGGGGGCGGAAAGTCCGATTTCCTCCTCGGAGATTTTCTACAGGACGTCCCTACCTATGGGCAGTATTGGCAGGGTGTCGTCTTCCGCCGCACTTACAACGAACTCGAGGACCTCCTGCGCCGCGCGCGCGAGATATTTCCAATTTCAGGGGGATCTTGGCATGAGCAAGCTAAAACCTGGTCCTGGGCGAACGGTGCCAGCCTCAGAATGCGGTACATCGAGCGCGACCACGACGCGACCCGATACCAGGGACACGCTTACACATGGATCGGCTGGGACGAACTCACCCAGTGGCCAACCGATTACGGCTACCGTTTCCTACGAGCCCGATTACGGTCGGCTCACAATATCCATACCAAAAGAATTCGAGCAGCTGCAAATCCCGGAGGTGTTGGTCATCACTGGGTTAAGGCGTACTTCGTTGACCCTGCGCCTGGAGGATATGAGCCCATTCTTGACCCCGTCACCAAGCACCGACGACTATTTATCCCGGCGAAACTCCGAGATAACAAAATTCTCCTTGCCTCGGACCCGACCTACGCGGACAGGCTCCGCGGCCTGTCCAGCGACTCCATGGTCCGAGCGTGGCTCGAAGGAGACTGGACAGTAATTGAGGGCGCCTATTTTGATTGCTGGAGATATGACAAGCATGTCACAGACCCCTTCCCCGTCCCCCGCGAGTGGGCCAGATTTAGAAGTATGGACTGGGGCTCCGCCCGTCCATTTTCAGTCGGGTGGTGGGCTATTGTCACGGATGATTATAAGGTCCCTGATGGGAGAGTGCTCCCACGCGGCGCTATTGTGCGGTACAGGGAATGGTATGGTGCGGCCTCGATCAACGTCGGCCTGAAAATGACCGCGGAAGAGGTAGCAGAAGGCATCTCAGAGCGCGAGGACCAGGAGACCTTGCGCTATGGGGTGCTCGACCCGGCCTGTTTCCGAGAGGACGGGGGCCCTTCCATAGCAGAACGCATGAACAAGGTCCTTATCAGGCATAAACGGCGGCCTTTTCATGCCGCCGACAACGCTCGAGTCCCCCAGCGGGGCTCGATGGGGGGCTGGGATCAGATGCGTGCGCGACTCGTTGGCTTCGACGACTCGCCTATGATCTATTGCTTCGCCACGTGCGCGGCAAGCATCCGCACTATCCCAGCCCTCCAACATGACGTAACCAAGATGGAAGACGTGAATACCGAGGGCGAGGATCATGCCGCGGACGAGTGGCGCTACGCGTGCATGTCGAGGCCTTTCTCGCCCGTGAAAAAGGTCGAAACTAAGGCCGTGAGGATTGGGTACACCACCAGAGAACTCGCCGGTCCCGGCGACTGGGTTGTCTATTAACCAAGGAGATCACCGATGGCTCCCGCTCTGTATCCGTTGTGGAAAAAGGCTCTGATGGACGCGAGCGCGGACTCGTCTATCACTGACAGTGCTACTCTGGGTCCGTTTTGCGCGCTCGTGGACACTGGCGTATACACTTATGCGGCAACGCAACAGTTCTACGCCAATACCCTGACGAGTCCAAATGCCATTGTGGGCACTGATCAACGCATAACGCCCACGGCCACGACAGTATCGAGTACTGACGGGGTCTTTGATGGAGGGGATCTCACCTATACCTCGGTCACGGGCAACTCTGTAGAGGCCCTGGTGATCTACCGCAAGAATACGGGCGCGAATACCACCTGGAGATTGATTTCGTACTACGATACCGCAGGCGGCGGCCTGCCAGTGACCCCGAACGGAGGCAATATCACGGTGACGTGGAACGTCTCGGGCATTTTCCAGCTGTCCGACGTGCGCGCGAAGCACGATATCCGAAGGATCGGCGACTACGGCCCCCTGGGCCTCTACGAGTACCGCTACAGGAGGCCAGATGCTCCCCTGGAGGTGGGTCTGATCGCTCAGGAGGTGCTAAAACACTTCCCAAGGGCAGTTCGCCGCTTCCAGGGGTTGCTCCACGTCAATTACGGGGCTGTTTTCGATGCCTAAAGACCCTCTCCGCGAGCCCGAGGTCGGCCGCGATCTGTTTGAGGCCTTTGTCAGGGCCGCGAACGGACGCTCGATCGAGGAGGTTTTGTCCGCGAGTATGAATATCATCGCGAACTGCCTCCGACAGAACTACGGCTTGCGAAGCGAGGTTGAGGCACGCATG